GAACCCGCAAACGATGACCGCGAACGCCGGGGAGGCGGTCGAGGTGCTGATGGACAAGGTCCTCGGCCAGTTCGACGACCTGACGAACATCACGCTCGCCGGCGCCGCCCAGGCGGCCGTCCTCCCCATGGAGATCCAGGGCTTCCCGGTGTCCACAGCGGACAAAACGTGGCTCTGTTTTGTTGCTACTATACGGGCAAGGACCCTCTACCAGATATCATGAGCATCGAAAAGCCACCCCGCGACACCATGATGAAAGCGCCCCCGGCGAAGAAGTCCTACCACTTCTCCGGGGACGGCGTGTGGGAAGCGCAGAGCATCCTCGCGTCGTCCATCGAGGAGGCGGAGAAGACGTGGAGGGAGACGCGGACGCTCGTCGGCGGGAAAGCCGGGGAGCCCGGGGAGATTACCAAGCCTAGCGAACAGCCATGAGCGCACAAAAAGGAATCGGGCGGCTGATACAGATCGGGCTCAAGAAGGAGGGCACGCGCGGGACCGCGGAGAGCTCGGCGGCCTACTGGAACCCGTGGAGCGACCTCACGCTCGACGAGAAGAAGGAGTTCGCGGCCGACGACCAGAGCTACGGCCGCATCGAGGACAACGTCGCGTTCGCGCAGGTGAAGAAGTGGGCGCAGGGGGCGCTCACCGGCATCGTGGGCGACCAGACCATCGGGCTCATCCTCTACTCGCTCTTCGGCGGATACGGCGTCTCGGGGCCGTCCGACAGCGCGTACACGCACACGTTCACGATCGCGCAGAGCGCCCAGCACCAGTCGCTCACGCTCTTCAAGCACGACCCGCTCGCCGCGGCGGACTACAGCTACGCGAACGGCGTCGTCGAGAAGCTCGACCTCGACTTCGCGCTCAAGCAGTTCGTCAAGTACACCGCCTCGATACTGTCGCTCTCTGGCGCGGCGCAGAGCACCTTCACCCCGTCGACGACGACCGAGAACCGGTTCCTGCCGCAGTACATCGCCGCGAAGTTCGCCGGCTCCTACGGCGGCGTGACGGGCTCCCTGACCGCGACCGGCACGGCCTCCTCGACCGTCCACGTGACCGCCTGCAGCATCAACCCGCAGAAGTACCTCAAGGTGGGCATGACCGTCACCGGCACGAACATCCCGGCGAACACGACGGTGGCGAAGATAGTGAGCTCGACCGCCTACGACCTCTCGCAGGCGACCTCGGGCGCGATCGGCACGCAGACCTTCGGGCCGGTGACGATCAAGCTCCGCGCGCTCAAGCTCTCGTTCAACCAGAACGTCGAGGCGCAGGAGGTACTCGGGAGCGTCTCGCCGGCGGACTTCCTCAACAAGGAGTTCTCCATCGACGGGAGCTTCGAGGCGATCCTGCAGAACGAGTCCGACTTCAAGGACCAATTCATGCTCCCGACCCCGCTCGCGGTGCGGTTCGACGTCGCGAACAGCGACGTCCTCATCGGCACGAGCTCGACGCCGGAGCTCTACATCGACCTCGCCTCGATCACGCTCCAGGAGTACGGCACGCCGTACAAGGTGGGGGAGCTCGTCTACCAGCAGGTCAAGTTCAAGGCGAGCTACTCGCTCGCCGACACCCTGCTCGGCAAGGCGGTGCTCGTGAACTCGGTGTCGACCTTTTAGCAAATAAACCAAGCTCGCCATGGAAAGAGAGAAGAAGACGGTGAAGATCGGGTCCCACGACCTCGTCCTGAACGCGTACGTCACCGGCCGCGAGGCGAACGAGCTCAAGCGCGTGCTCTTCGGGAGCGTGAACGTCGCCGTCGAGGGGGACACGACGAAGGCATCGAACATCTCGGGGGCGGTGCTCGTCCAGCAGGAGGAGAAGGCCATCGAGATGCTCGTCGTCTCGCTCGACGGGAGCGCGGAGAACGTGCTCGCGCGCGTCCTCGACCTGCCGGAGGCGGAGTACGCCCAGGTCGTCGAGGCGGTGAACGCGATCCGCGTCCCTTTCGAGAAGGAGAAGTAGGGAGCGCCTGGAGCCGCTACTTCTCGCACAACATAGTCACGTTCCCCGAGCAGGTGGAGGCGGTCCTCTGCCGCGAGATGGGGTGGACGCACCAGGAGTACCTCGACCAGCCGGTCGGGTTCGTGGCTATCCTCAGCGGCCTCATGCGCGCGGAGGCGGAGCGGGCTAAAATGACGCCATGAACTCGACGGTCCAGATCGTCCTCCAGCTCGTCGACCAGGCGAGCTCCGGCCTCTCCGGGGTGACGGGGGCCATCGAGAACAACAGGAAGGCCATATCCGACCTCGCCATCGGCGCGGGCGTCGTCTCCGCGGCCTTCATAGCGTTCGCGAAGTCGTCCATCGACGCGTACTCGGAGAGCGAGGACATCGTCGCGCAGCTGAACGCTGTGCTGACCTCCACGAAGGGGGTCGCGGGCGAGACCGCGGACGCCGCGATCAATCTCTCGAAGTCGCTCGAGTCGACGACCAAGTACAGCGACGAGGCGGTGCTCTCGACCGAGAACCTGCTCCTCACGTTTACCGCCATAAAGTCGAGCGTCATGCCGCAGGCGACGCAGACCGTACTCGACATGGCGACCGCGCTCGGCGAGGACACGAAGGATGCCGCGATCCAGCTCGGCAAGGCGATGCAGGACCCCGTCCTCGGCGTCACCGCGCTCCGGCGCGTCGGCGTGGACTTCAGCAAGGACCAGCAGGCGGTCATCAAGTCCCTCGTCGACACCGGCCAGAGCGCGAAGGCGCAGCAGCTCATCCTCGCGGAGCTCAACCGCGAGTTCGGCGGCTCCGCCGCGGCCGCCGCGGACACCTACGCCGGCAAGATGGCGCAGCTGCAGAACCAGATAAACGACGCGCAGGAGGAGATCGGCAAGGCGCTCATCCCGGTGCTCCTGCAGCTCCTCACCGCCATCGTGCCGATCGTCACCAAGGTCTCGGAGTGGATACAGGAGCACCCTGAGCTCTCGAAGTGGATCATCCTCATCGGCGGCGGCGTCACGACCCTCACGGCGGCGCTCGCCGCCTTCGCGCTCGTCCTCCCCGGCATCATCGCCGGGCTCGGCCTCCTCGGTACCGCCGTGGCGGCCGCCTTCCTTCCGGTCACCGCGGGCGTGGCGGCCGTCACCGCGCTCATCGCGGCGTTCAAGCAGTTGCAGACCTTCATAAACGGCGGCGGATTCAAGGGCGTCACCGCCGGAAACTTCCTCAGCGCGCTCGGCGAGAACCTGTCGAACCCGCTCTCCATGCTCAAGACGCTCGGCATACCGGGCTTCGCGGAGGGCGGCGTGGTCGCGGGGCCGACCCTCGCGATGGTGGGCGAGTCCGGGCCGGAGGCCATCATCCCGCTCTCCGCGCTCGGAGGCGGCTCGACCATCGGGGGAGTGGGCGCCGGGCGGGGAGGGGTCACCGTGAACATAACCGGCGGCTACTACCTCGACCGCTCGGCGGCTACCGAGATCGGCAATGCGCTCGCGACGCTCGTCGGGAAGCAACTCAAGCTCCGCAACTACGCGACCTAGCCCATGACGCCCGTCTACATCAAGGTGGCCGGGTCCGACGTCTCCTCCGCGGTCAACTGGCGCGACGTCGACCTCGTCTCCGTGCTCACCAAGGAGGTGTCGACGCTCTCGTTCAGCGTGAGCAAGGCGATCGGGGACTCCTCGATAACCGCCCCGGCCATCGGGGACGCGGTCGAGCTCCACGACTCCTCCGGCATCGTCTTCGGCGGCACGGTCACGGAGGTCGAGGTCACGGTCTCGGGGCTCCGGGTGCAGTACCTCGTCCACTGCACGGACTACAGCTACCTGGCGGACGGGACGCTCGTGCACAAGAACTACGCCGGCGAGGACCCGGCCGACATCGTCGCCGACCTCTTCGCGACCTTCGCTTCCGGCAAGGGGTTCACCACGACGCACGTCCAGCGGGCGAACTTCCTCGTGCCGAGCATAAAGTTCAACTACCAGCCGTTGACGAAGTGCCTCGAGTCGCTCGCGAAGCTGATCGGGTGGGACTGGTACATCGACCCCGGCAAGGACGTGCACTTCTTCCTCGGCGACGTCGCGGACGGCGTGGGCGACAACGGCGCGGCGCCGATCATCGTCGACAACGCGGGCGGCAACTCCGGCGCGGATATCGAGTGGAACTCGCTCGACGTCGACCTGAACCTCCAGAACCTCCAGAACAGCGTCTACGTCATCGGCGGCAACTACGCGAAGGTGTTCACCGCCACCACGACCCCCGACACGTACAAGACCGACGGGGTGACCCAGGTGTGGTCGCTCGCCTACCCCTACACCGCCTCGAAGCTCGTCGTGACGCTGAACGGCACGCCGCAGAGCGTCGGCGTCGACGGGACGGACCCGCCCTCGAGCGTGCAGGTGCTCTACAACGACGCGAACCGCAACATAAAGTTCACCGCCGGCGCCCCGACCTCCGGGGAGACGCTGAAGGCCTTCGGCGAGGCGCAGGTGCCGATCGTCGCGCACGCGGGCGACTCGGCCTCCATAACCGCGTACGGCGAGCACCAGAGCGTCATCAAGGACTCGAAGATATCGACCGTCGCGGAGGCGCAGGCGCGCGCCAAGGCGGCCATCCTGCAGTTCGGGCACCCGGTCTACACCGTGCGGGTCACGACGCTCGTGCCAGGGTGCGCGATCGGGCAGGGGATATTTGTCGACCTTTCGGACCTGGGGATAAGCCGGTGGCTCGTGATAAAGCGGGTCGAGGCGACCGTCAGGAACCCGGGCTCCTCGGCGCGGCTCGCGTACCAGCTCGAGTGCACGGGGAGCGACAACGTGACCTACGTGGACATCATGACCCTGCTCCTCCAGCAGGAGGCGGCGCAGACGCAGGTGGACGACAGCACCATCAACGAGAACCTCGAGGTGGCGCCCGAGGAGGACCTCGAGGTGGCCGAGGCGCTGTCCCAAACCTCCTACCCGTCGCTCCCCGCGAGCTGGGGGTAGGGTGCTATCATTTTCTCGATAACCAAAACGCAATGGAAACAAGAACACCAAGGCAGTACTCCTCGGCGTGGCCGGTCCTCCTCCTCAAGCGGCTCCTCCACACCAGGCTCGGCGCGCGCGTCGGCTTCGCGCTCGGGCTCCGCGGGTTCAACAGCGTCGGCGCCGTGGTCGTGCGCGCGAACCCGAAGTGGTACCAGCGCAGGGTCGTGCATCTCGGCTTCGCGTACAACTCGCGCGTGAACAAGGGCGCCGACCTCATCGCGTCGCTCGTCACCGGCGCGGCGCAGAACTCCATATCCTCGCCGCTCCCGCCGAAGTACATCGCGCTGGCCGACACCTCGACCATCACGCCGGACAAGACCGACACCACGCTCGCGCACGAGACGTCCGCGTCCGGCATGACGCGCGCGCTCGGCACGCAGGCGAACTACACCGGGCCGTCCGCGCTCGACGGCGCGGCCTCCTACACGGTGAGCAAGACGTTCACGGCGGGCACGAGCGTCACCATATACGCGGCGGCGCTCTTCGACGCGAGCTCCTCCGGCAATCTCTTCGTCGAGGCCAACCTCGGGAGCGCGGCGATCCTCGCCTCGAGCGACCAGCTCACGGTCACCTGGACGGTGAACCTCTAGCCATGAAGGATATCCTCAGGAGGATGCTCAAGAGGGAGCACAAGCTCAACAAGACGTTCTCCTACGCGGTGGGGGACATCACGCTCTCGTTCACGCTCCGGGTCGACGTGAAGGACGAGCTCGAGGACTTCAAGCGGATGATGGAGGTGGCGATGGCCGACATCGACGAGGAGCTCGCGAAATAAGGCATGGCCTACGCCGTCGACTTCTTCCTGGTGGGCGGAGGCGCTGGCGGCGGGTCCGGCTCCGGGAGGAACGGCGGCGGCGGCGGCGGCCGCATACTCACCGGGACGGATTCGCTCGCGGCGGGGGCGTACCCCGTGGTGATAGGCGCCGGCGGGGCGACCGACACGAACGGGGGAGACTCGACGTTCAACGGGCACACCGCCCTCGGCGGCGGCCGCGGAGCGAACGCGAGCAACAGCGCGGGGAACGGCGGCTCGGGCGGCGGCGGCAGCGACGCGCATATCTTCGCCGGCACGGCCGACAACAGCGACGGCGGCATAGGCAGCGACGCCGGCGACGGCGAGGGCACGTTCGGCGGCGGCGGCGGCGGCGGCGCGACCCAGCCGGGGGTGCGCTCCATCGACTCGCCGAACGGCGGCTCGGGCGGCGACGGCCTCCACTCCTCGTTCAGCGGGACCGCCGTGTGGTACGCCGGCGGTGGCAAGGGGAACTCGACCAGGACGCCGGTCTCCGGCCAGGGGAGCGGGAGCGGGAGCTACGGCGGCGGCGGCGACTACAGCGCGGCGGGCGGGCCGGGGCTCCTCATCCTGCGCGCGCCGCTCGGGACGGTGAACGCCTCCGGCGGCACGCACTCGAGCGACTCGACCTACGACTACTGGACCTTCACCTCGGGCGCCACGTTCACGCTCCACGAGCTCTTCTCCGCGAGCCTGAGCGTCTCGATGATGAACTCGGCCTCCCGGCTCGCGACCGTCGGCCGGGCCGGCGTCTTCGCCCGGACGCTCGCCGACTCGATCATGAACGCCGCGCTCCGGTTCGTCCTCCTGAACAAGAAGTCGATACGCTGGGGATTCTTTACCTGGTCGTGACCGGCCTGGTGCTATACTCGATGCCATGACAGAAGTCGCCGTCAAGGAGCCCTCCGGGATACGCGGGATGGTGACGGTCCGCCGCCACCCTGCCGGGACGGTCGCGGAGCTCCGGCGGCTGCACCGGGAGGGCAGGCACTTCGAGGCGCTCGCGCTCCTCAAGCACGGCGACGTCGTGGCGCGCGACCACAACATCGTGGTGCAGAGCGCGAGCCGCGGCATGGACCTCCTCGTCCAGTGGCTTGTGAGCGGCCTGAACTCGTCGCTCGCGTACCCGGTCGGGCCCCAGTGGGGCGAGATAGGGACGGGGACCGCGACCCCCTCCACGACCGACACGGCGCTCGCAACGCCCGTCGCGCGCGCGCAGCTTTCGTACGCCTCCGACATATCATTCAACGAGGCGCAGCTGCAGTTCTTCTTCGCCGACGGCCAGCTCGCGGACGGCATCTACCACGAGTTCGGCACGTTCGTCTCGACGTCGAGCGTCGTCGGCGACGGGCAGCTCTTCAACCGCGCGCTCTTCTCCTCGCCGTACTCGAAGACGAGCGGGAACGACACGACGGTGGAGGTCGACTTTACGCTGGCTAACGCATAAAACCATGAGATCATCTGCGGCGACGGCAGGGGGCACGGGGTACGCGACGGACTACAACTACCTCCGCGCCGACGCGCAGGCGGCGAGCTGGCTCCTCGTGCACCAGAAGTCGAGCCCGGGCATGGGCGTCACGATCGAGGCCGGCGTGTGCTACATCGGCGGCACGAAGGTCTCGTACGCCGGCGGCAACTCGGGCACCATCACGGCGCCGGTCTCGAATCCGCGCATCGACCTCGTCACCATCGACTCCTCGGGCACCATCGGAATCACGACCGGCACCGAGAACGCGTCGCCGACCGCGCCGACGTACCCCGCGAACAAGGTGGTCCTCGCCGAGATCTACAACGTGACCGGCGAGACCATCATCTACGACAACGCGAACCAAACGATGGGGCAGGGGTACATCACCGACGTGCGCCCGTTCGTGCAGAGCGTCGACCCGACGCAGTCGGACCTCTCCTCGCAGTCGCTCCAGACCCTTTACACGAACAACACCGGGCGCGCGCAGCTCCACGTGGTCACCATCGCCATCACGGGGAACAACGGCGCGGCGACCGTCACGGCGACCATCGACGGGACGGGCGGCTCGCCGGTCGGCACGACGGTGTGCGAGCAGTCCGTAAACAACCCGGCGGCGACGGCGCTCGTCATGGAGGTGGTGCTCACCTTCCTCGTGAAGGTCGGCGGCACGTACTACATCGACAAGGCGGTGACCGGCAGCTCCTCTGTCGGCAGCGTCGTCGCGTGGCGGGCCATCAGCTTCTAGCCATGAACCCCGACATCCCGCCGCTTCCGGAGAACGACCACGACACCATCGTGGCGCTCTGGACCATCGTCAACCGCGCGGTCACCGACATCCGCGACCTCCACAAGGACATCGCCGGCGTGCAGGGGAGCATCAACGCCTTCATCCTCGGCATCGACAAGAAGATCGGGGACGCGGTCGACAAGCTGGAGATCAAGATAAGCGCGGCGATGGAGGGGCACAACAAGGACGACGCGATCTCGCACGGCGCGTTCGACCGCCGGCTCCGCTTCCTTGAGCGCTACGTGTGGGTGGCGGTCGGCGGCATCGGCATCCTGAACCTCCTCGTCCTCTCCGGGGTGCTACACTTGACGAACCTCACCAACCCATGAACAACACCTGCGAGGAGGGGCAGCCGTTCGGGGCGAACTACAACGGGTCGTACGCGGCCGCGCACCTCGCCGGCCACACCGGCCAGGACTGGACCTGCGGCTTCGGCACGCCGATCCGCTCGCCCTACGAAGGGACGATATACAAGGTCCTCACCAAGGAGCGCCCGGCGGCCGACGGCTCGGGCTTCACGGGCGTATTCATGATCGTCGACAACGGCATCGAGCTCTTCGAGTGGCTCGAGGGGCACTGCGACCCGTCCGTCGCGCCCAGCCAGCGCGTCCTCAAGGGCGACGTGATCGGGACCGAGGCGAACCACGGCGAGGTGTTCGTCGGGAACAAGCAGATCACCCTCGCCATGCAGGCGGCCGGGGACAAGCGCGGAAGCCACCGTCACTACCAGAAGCGGCCGGTGTACCGCTCGCGGACGCTCACCCGGCCGTGCCTCTCCTCGAACACCGACGAGAACGGCTCGTACCTCGACCCCCAGGGCTTCTACTATCCAATCTTCGACTACTTCAACGGCTACAACGGCTGCGTGGACCCCGCCCTGCCGACCTTCAGGCGCGACCTGACGCTCGGGGCGTCCGGCTACGATGTCTTCGTCCTGCAGCGTTTTCTGGCCTCACAAGGCCTGTTTCACGTGGAACCCACCGCCTTCTTCGGGCCGGTCACCCAGCAGGGGCTCTCGGCCTGGCAGAAGGCGCACGGCATAGAGCCAACGCTCGGGTACTTCGGGCCGAAGTCCCGGGCGGCGATCGCCGGCTACATGCTCCCCGCGCCCGACCTCGGCCATGCGTAGCGGAGCCTAGGAGCCCGGGCGGGACGGTGGCGGGAGTGCGAGCCTCTCGTCCCCGGATCCACCCGCCCGGACTCCTGCGCTTCGCAGGCCTTTAGAAGTACCAAAAACGCCATGTTCAAGAAGACCCTCGCCGCCCTCGACAACCTCCTGCACTGGGTACTCGCCTCGTCGGCGAACCCGGAGGAGGCCTCGCTCACGATCAAGGGGATCCTCGTCGGGGCGGTCCCCGCGGCCATGTTCCTCATCGGGCTCGCGCACGTCGACATCGGCTCGGACCAGGTGAACGCGCTCGTCGACTCCGTCGCGCAGTTCGTCGAGTCCTTCCTCGCGCTCGTCGCCGCGGCCATCACGACCTACGGCATCGCCCGGAAGATACTCATCTCGATATTCGGCCTCCTCAAGCCGAGGGACGAGTCGGACGGGGCGGCGGAGTAGCCGCGCACCCGCCGGGAAAGCCCTCGCGCACCCGCGGGGGCTTTCCTTTCGCGGGCTGGGGATATACTGGGGACGGAGACCATTGACACAAGAAGGAGGTGCTCCGATGCGACTGAAATGCCACGACTGCGGCGCGGAGTTCGATACCCGGACGAAGCAGCCGTTCTCGAATCACAAGACCATGCAGCCCGGCGAGAGGTACCACACCTTTTGCTCGGTGAAGTGCCAGGCGAACGCCGAGAAGAAGGTGAAGCTGGCTCGGTTGAACCGGCCGCATCTTGCAACGGTGAACGGTCATCAGACTGATGACTATGCGACCGTGAACACGAAGGCCGAGAGGCTGTTCTAACGGAGGAGACCATGCGTACCAAGACCGTGTTCCTCGCGCTTCTCCTGCTCGCCGGTTGCGCCACCAACGCCCCGGTCAAGCAGGAGCTCGCCAACTCGGTGCTCCTCGACGGCGACGACGACTCGTGCTCCGGCACGGCGGTGAGCGACCGGCTCGTGCTCACCGCGTACCACTGCCACGTCATCACGAACATCGTGGCGTACCAGGAGTATCCGACAATCACCAAGCACGCGTTCATCCGCGTCGTCAAGTCCGACGAGGCGAGCGACCTCATGCTCCTCGAGTTCTCCCCCGGCTTCGTGCCGGTCGAGCTCGCGGGCGACGACGACCGCCCGCAGATCGGCGACCCCATCCAGCTCGTCGGTTGCCCGATGGGGCACTGCAACACCGTCACGGAGGGCTACATCTCCGCGCTCCTCGACAAGAAGCACGACAAGTTCGTGTTCTCTGCGGCGGCGTTCCCGGGCGGCTCGGGCGGCGGGGTCTTCTGGCACGGGAAGCTCATCAGCGTCCTGCAAGCCATCGGGTACGAGCAGTTGAACCCGATAAGCCAGAACTACGCCCCCAGCATCAGCTACGGCTCCACGCTCGAGGCGTTCCGGGCGTTTGTCAAGGGGATGTGAATGCGGAAAACGCGGCGAAGGAGAGACGCGGAAACGTCTCTCCTTTTTTGTTCGCAGGCGGCCAGGGGCAGGGGGCTGCTCGCATCGTGTCTCTCCGTACGGATCGTTCTCATGTCCGTACAAAATTGCGGCTCGTGCGGCGCGTGTCCCGGCATGCGGGGATCTATGTTCCCGCCGTGGAATCCCCTGACCGGCGCGCCTCGAAAGGAACCGGCAGCCGGGGCGTCGAGGCCCCCTCCCTCTGGCAACCTACTTTTTAACGAACCTTCCGTGCTCGTCGCGCGGGTTGCGGATCCGCGCCCAGCGCGTATTCGACGCGTGGCTGGCGCGGGCGCTCCGCTCCCTCGGGGAGCGGGCGGCCTGCGATGCGCGGCCCGCGATCGCCGCGGCCTCCCGTGCGGTGAGCTCCTTCTTTTTCGTGCTCATGAGAGAGAGGATAGCACGAATGCGGACGCGTGGGAAAGGGGGTGTGGACAACGGGCTTGCATGCGGACGCGTGGGCATGGTACAGTCCCGGCGTCGGGTTTTAGCAGGGGCCGCACCCTGACGACATAAACACACACCTACCCACCATGAGACAGACGGACCAGATGACGCGCCTCGAGCTCTTCCAGGAGCTCGCCGGGTACGCGCATCCCACGTGGTACCAGCTCGTGTTCGGATATACGACGCCGATGCTCCGCGCGCTCGTGGCCTACTATCGCCACTAGCGCTTTCGTTTTATTTACCCACTCACACACCAAGCAATGAAAAGGTTGACAGAATCGCAAGTCGAGGAGATCCGCACGCTCCACCGCGAGGGTTGGAGCGAGCGCGAGATCGCTCGCAAGATGGGCTGCTCGCGCAGCGCGGTATGGGCCCGTCTGCAGACGGCTAAGTCGGCGCGCTAGTATGGCGGCCGCAATCAGAAAGGCCGAACGGCAGAAGGCGAAGCTCCGGCTCGCGCTCGCGGGGCCGTCCGGCTCCGGCAAGACGATGAGCGCGCTCAAGCTCGCGCGCGGCGTCGTCGGGCCGGAGGGGCGCATCTGCATGATCGACACGGAGCGCGGCTCCGGCGACCTCTACGCGGGGCTCACCGACTACGACATCATCACGCTCGCGCCGCCGTTCAAGCCGTCGGCGTACGTCGAGGCGCTCCACGACGCGGAGGCGGCGGGCTACGACATCATCATCGTCGACTCGCTCTCGCACGCGTGGATGGACGAGGGCGGGCTCCTCGACCAGGCAGACAAGATGGAGGCCTCGGGCAAGAACCGCTTTACCATGTGGGCGGAGCTCACGCCGCAGCATCGCGCGCTCGTGAACGCCCTCCTGCAGAGCCCGAAGCATCTCGTCGTGACCATGCGCTCCAAGCAGGAGTACGCGCTCGAGAAGGACGAGAAGACCGGGAAGAATCGGGTCCGCAAGCTCGGCATGGGCGTCGTCCAGCGCGACGGCATCGAGTACGAGTTCACGGTTCTCCTCGACATCGAGCAGAACCACCACGCGCACGCGAGCAAGGACCGCACGGCCATGTTCGACGACGAGATCTTCCTCATCGACGAGAAGACCGGCCAGCGGCTCGCGACGTGGCTGAACGAGGGCAAGGATGCGCCGCCCGAGAAGGCGAAGAGCGCCGCGGAGGAGCTCTCCCCGGCGAAGAAGCGCATCCTCATCGGCGACCTCATGGACGAGCTCGGCTCGCCGATCCGCGGCGCGGACGCGGAGCTCGCGCGCTCGGCCATCATCGCGAAGACGGGACTCGCGCCGAGCGAGGAGAACCTCGCCGAGATCATCACCCGCCTCGAGACCATCAAGCTGACCGGCAGGCACGAGGGCGCGGGGGAGGAGATCCACTACTAGCGTATGGCGAAATCAAAGCTCGCGCAGCTCAAGGAGCTCGGCGAGGCGCTGTACCTCCTGCGCCGCGAGATCGAGGTCGTCGAGGCCGAGTCGAAGGCGGTGCTCGACCCGCTCAAGAGGAGGAAGGACGAGCTGCAGGAGGAGATGCGCGCCCTGTTCGGCGAGGTCGGGCTGGCGAGCATCAAGAACGAGGCCGGGGAGACGATCTCCGTGGTCCCGAAGAAGGAGTACGTCGTCGTGAACGAGATCTACGCCCTCCCGTGGGCGAAGGAGCACGGCGCGGTGCGCATCGACTCGCGGCTCCTCGCGCAGAAGCTCTCCGCGATGGAGCCGGAGAAGGTGCCGGCCGAGGCGTTCCAGCTCGTCGAGTCGAGCTATATCAGCGTGCGTAAACCCGCCCCTCCGAAGAAGGAGGGCGGCACCAACGAATCATGAAAAACAGCAATCGCTTGTTCTGGTCGGTGCTCCTTATCGCGATCCTCGGCGTGGTGTTCGGCGGCGTGTGGCAGGCCGTAGACGACCACAGGCGGACCGCCGAGGCTGACTGGGCGCCGGGGCAGGGCTCGTCCGGCGAGCTGACGCCGAGTCCGGCGACCACCACCACGTTCGTCGTGTACCGCGAGCCGTCGGTGAGCTACATCCAGCGCCCGGACTTCGAGATCCACCCGAACACGTCGGGGCGGGCGGAGCTCATGGTCGTCACTGTGGCGCTCACGGTCGGCGACGCGAAGGGCGACCGCGGCTCCGCGACCGTGTGGATGGAGTCCGGCGACACGGTTCCGTACGGCACGACGCAGTCGGAGGCGTCGCTCTCCCTCGACACGCCGGGAGGGGCGCAGGAGACGCAGGAGGTCGTCCTGACGGCGCTCGTGCCCGCCGGCTCGACCTACCAGCTGAACTCCGAGGGCACCGGGGCGTACCGCATCGGCCAGATAGTCAACTGGGCCGTCTACGGCCTATGATCGCCCGCCAGGAGTCGGTGAAGGTCGTGTACGGCGCGCTCGACACGCTCTTCGCGCGGCCGCTCGCGGCCATCGTCAACGGCGGCAGGGACCCGGCGATATACCGGCTCACCCGCCTCTCGTCCGACGAGATCGCGAACCTGCTCGAGACGGGCGACCCGGACAAGGACCCGCCCGTCGTGCGCACCGGGAACGCGGGCATCGCGGCCGACGAACCGAGGGGCGCCGGCGGGGGCGGCGAGGGAAGCCATGGCTAGGCTCGACCGCGGCAGCGGCCTCTCGGGGCTGAGTTCCGACTATAGCTCGAAGAAGTGCCCCGGCGGTCCGCACATGAAGACGACGATCAGGCGGGTGCGCCAGTCCGTCGCGCCCATCCTCGGGTCGCTCGAGCAGCGCGAGATCCTCGGCGCCGAGGCGGACGTGTGCCTCAAGGGCGGCTGCCGGCACTACACCGACATGAGCAGGGTTCCTAACTGGAGGCTGGCATGAACCGCGAAACGTTCGCCGCCGTGCTCTTCGTCTCGGTGTGCACCTCGCTCGGCATCTCCTTCCTGGTGTACGCGGTCCGCGAGGACGCGAAGGTGCGCTGCTACGAGGAGGCGGACTTCGCCAGGGCCAACCCGCGCTTCTTCGTGTACCAGAGCGAGTTCGACCGGTGCGCGAAGAGCGGCGTGAACATACCAGCGGTCATAAGCCAGGACTTCCATGAACCACAGCGTTAAAAACGGGATCCCGGGCACCTACGTCTGCGTCGAGACGGACTGCGGCAAGGAGTTCGAGATCACGGAGGAGGACCTGCACCGGTGCAGCGTGAACGGCTGGAAGCCGCCGCTCCGGTGCTCTACGTGCCGGCACAAGCGGCGCCCGAAGGTCCACTGATCGGTTCTCCCGAGGCCCCGGATGCGAAGCGGGGCCGAAGGGAAAACTGAGTTGTGCACAGCTTTCCCACAGGCTTATCAACTAACGCAATGCCGACGCGTCGGCATAGAATAGGCGCGACGAATGTACTACATCACGATCAGCAACGGGCTCCTCAGGGACGGCCACCGGAAGCGGATGGGCTCGGCCGTGTGGGAGTTCATGTGGCTCATCGACAAGGTGACCCGGATCGAGGCGAACGGGAGCGGCGTGGTGCTCGGCGGCAAGCCGGTGAAGCTCGAGGAGATCGCGGAGGCGCTCGAGGTCCACGCCGTCACCGTCTCGGAGAACCTGTCGAAGCTCGAGGAGGAGGGGTACATCAAGAAGACGGTCGCCCCGTACGGCCTCGTGCTGCGCGTGATGAAGATGAAAAAGAGGTTTAACCAGAAGGCTAAACCTGCCCCGGCCGGCGAGGAAATGGCTAAACCTCGCAAGGAAAAGGCTAAACCTAATAAGACAATAGCAGTAGACAAGACAGTAGATACCGCGGCGGTCGCCGCGGCGGTTCAAAGATTCAACATGCAGGAGACCAAGGCGAAGTGGTACGCGGGGACGGACGTCACGTTCCAGCTCCTCGCGTGGTTCTTCGACCGGAAGGGGCTCTGGCCGCGCCTCGACTCGCGGGCGAAGGTCAACGCGGCCGTGCAGCGGCACATCCGGGCCGCGCGCACGATCGTCCGCGCCGAGTGGACGCAGGCGGAGTGCTCGCGGGCGCTCGCCAAGATGCTCGAGGCGAACCCGAGGATGCGGGACGAGTGGACCCTCGAGACCCTGGTAAAATACCTAACGAAATAAAACCATGATTCACACGAGCAAGCAGATCTGGCTCGACCAGCGCGGGGGAAGGACGCTCGAGGACGTCCTGGTCGACCACGCGGGCGGCGGCGAGTACGTCACCATGCGCGGCGAGCGGGGCGACATCGTGAGGGTGTTCCTGCCCTCCCACCTGCTATGACCGACATCCCGCGGTTCAAGAACGAGAAGCAGGAGGCGCCGGTCCCGGTGCGGCGCGTGTACCTCGACAGCGAGCTCGCCGAGTTCGAGGAGGAGGTCCGCGGCCACATGCGCGAGCACCCGGGCGCGAGGGGGCGCGAGTACGCCGAGCGCGTGCTCTGCCTCGCCGGCGGGGGGCGCATGGGCGAGTACATGGGGCGCGCGGTCATGTACGCGCACCCGCTCCAGCAGCCGGCCGCGGCCGACAAGGTCGAGCAGTGGAAGCGGTGGCACGCGCGCACGTTTCCGTTCGACCGGCTCCGCGCGTACGACGAGTGGCACCGGCAGGATTGCGAGGTGAAGGAGGCGAAGCGGTCGGACGCCGAGAAGGCGGTCGCGCGCGACGCAGCCATGCGGGACATATACCCGACGGAGGAGGTGAACCCGGAGGACATCCCGTTCTGAACATGGACGACGCGCAGCAGAAGGCGGCGAGGCGGGAGCACATGGACCGGATATTCGCCGCGGTGAGCAAGCGCAAGACCCTCATGACGAACGAGTGGCTCGAGGGGTTCGCCGCCGGCGTGTCGCTCGCGATCGGCGCGTTCGAGGCGCACGGGAGCTTCGGGGACGCGCGGCGCGACCTCGTCCGCGACGGGACCATCGCGCTGAACGTCGCCGAGGACCGGCGGAAGGCCGCCCGGGCGGCCGCGGGGTTGTCCACAGGCGATACGGACGCGTTCGCATAGGCGTGGTAGCATGTACGGCATGAGCAAGTACAGCGGGAGCATGAGCATCATCGACTCGGATGGAAACGTCGCGTTCGAGCGCGAGTTCACGCAGGACGAGGTGGTGGAGATTCTCCTGAAGGAAATGGAGAAGGTCGGCGGCCGACCCGTCGGGACGATGCTCGGCTTCCCGGTGAGAGTGACGAAGGAGCCCGCCGGCTCGCCGCTTCCGGCGCGCCGCGTCGCGAAGAAGGACGAGGACGCCGGAAGCGGCCACGCGTGCTGCGGGTCGAAGGGGAGCCGGCACAAGAAGGGGTGCGCGAACGCCGGGACTTCGGCGGCCGGACGGAAGGCCGCAGGAAAGGGCGGCGCCGGGAAGTTCAGCGAGCCGACGTACCACGCCATCAAGACGCTGCAGACGAAGGACATGACGGCGACGGAGATCTCGAGGAGCAAGGGGTTCGACCATGCCGAGGTAGTGCGGATCATGGAGTCTGGCAGCTACGGCGAGTACATGAAGTCATGAAAAACGCGGCCTTCGTACCGGACGTGTGCCCGCACTGCACGCAGACCACGAACTACGAGATGACTCTCGACCGCGGGACCGCGCTCATCGTGCTCGCCATCGCGAACGCGGTCCGGCGGCTCGGCAGGAACCGGGTGCACGTCGCGGACGAGATGCTCGCGCAGCACGATGGCGGCAGGAGCTTCGCCGAGATGGTCGGCGCGGGCTACATGACGCCGAAGATGTACACGAACGTGAGCCGCGCGCGCCGGCACGGCCTCGTCGCGTTCGCGGAGGGGCGCGGCGGCGGCGAGTACCTTCTCACGAGGAAGGGCGCGGCGTTCCTGCGGGGCGAGCTCGTCCCGAGGATGGCGGTCGTCAGCAAGGTCACCGGGCACAACTCGGGGTACTGGCCGGAGGGCGGAACAGTGCGCGTCGGCGAGCTCCTCAAGCGGGACGCGCCGATGTGGGCGGGTGCGATACGGGACTCGGTGGAGTACCTCGGCGGCCAGCCGGAGGAGTTCACGCCGGCGATGGTATGAAAAACGTCGTCCTCATCAACGACGGCTTGCTGCGGTTTCTTAAAAAGTATCCGCACCAGGCAGAAGGCGAGACCGGGCGGATGCTTTTGCGGGCGTCTGCATCGAAATCTCGAAGGCGCGTTGACGAACAAAAAGCGATGCTTTGCTTTTTTGTGGACGACGGCAGACCGGAGCTTATGCAAACGCCATGAGCATTTTTGAAAAACTCAGGATTTTCGGAGGGAAGAAGCCGGCGGCTCCGGCGCTCCGCGAGTACGACGACCCGCCCTTCCCCATGCTCCCGCGCTTCGTCGTGGAGAGGGCGGTGGACGGCGGGTGGCCGTTCGGCGGCAACATCGGGCCGCAGCAGATCCTCGACATCCGGCTCTTCCGCGCTCTCGCAAAAGGACGGGCGACCGGGCATGTGTTCATGAAAGCGAACGACCTGAGTTTCGCGGAAGGCGACGAAGCCGCGGCGCTCGAGATGGCGCACAAAGCCTACGAGTTTTATCTCGACTTCGACTGGTCGAGCGTGAAGGACCATGACGGGATGGAGCGTGCGGCCGGGCAGGCGCGGGCGTTCTGGTCTAAACTTCTTCGCGTATGACCTACACCTTCACCTCGGCGCCGCGCACCACCGCCGGAGGGCGGCATGTGTGGATCGACACCTCGCTCGGGTTCCCGGTGCGGAAGCCGTTCGGCGTGGCGGTGCGCGCGATCCGCTCGCAGATGCGGCAGGAGGCGCATGAGGAGGCCGTGGAGGAAGTCCGCCGGCTCCCGTGGTTGAAGCGGCTGTGGCTGCGCGTCCGGTTGTGGCAGGCGAAGCGCGAGCTCAGAAAACTGAAAAAGCCATGAGCTCTCACCTCGAACAAGCGATTAGGGATGCGGTGGAGAAGGGAGGGTACGATGGCCGTGGCGATTTCCTAAATCATGTCCTTCTCGTCGAAAAACGCGTTGAACAAATGTGCAAAGAGCCTGAACGGTATCTCCTCGACCTCGCCTTCTGGCGTGCGCTCGGGAAGGCGAGGAAGTGGGGTAGGTATGCTCAGCACGACGGGAAGCGCGTGATTCAGAAGGGCGTATGGCAACATAACTGGCACCGCCTCATAGACCACCTCGCGTCCGGTGCCGACATTGAAAGCTTCTTCGCTAGCCTATGAACCACGAACCAAAGTGTTGCGAGAACCCAAAGTGGAGCGGCGGATACCTCGACGTAGCGTGTGTGATTAAAAGATGTATTTGTGGTGCTCCGATGCTCGCAACCAACCCTCCGAAAAAAGAGGGATGGGAAGAAGAGTTTGACGATTACTTCGGGCATCTCGTCTTAGGGACTTTGTCTGGAGACGAGAAAAGTCCTGTCTTCGTGAACAACGAGCTGGAAGTGCCGCGACTAAAGAATTTCATCCGCACCCTCCTCGCACAGGCTACGGAGAAGTCCGATAAGCTCGTCGAAGCAATCCACCTGTACAATACGGACGCGGTAAAAGCTCTCGCACAGGCTAGGAGTGAGGGGAGGAATGCGGCGGTGGATGCAATCCTCGCGCGATTCCCGAAAGAAGATACCGAGGAAAACTGGGTAGCGTTCGCGCAGATTTATAAGGTGAATGACATCGTGGAAGCCGCCCGTAATGACACTAGCCTATGATCGAGGTCTCCTTCGTCGTCCGCGGCAACCAGGAGAACCCGGAGGGGAACCCGGTGCCGTACCAGCGCACGCTGAACCACTCGTGGACGAGGGCGGCGACGCGGTACCGCGACTGGCAGGAGTACGTGCGCGCCGAGTTCTCCCGGTCCGCGAAGATACGGCACGCGCCGGGCGAGCACCCCGAGGAGGCCGTCGACATGGCGCGCGGGGCGGTGAAGATCCCGCCCGGGCACGAGGCCGAGGTGGAGCTCCAGGCAGTGTTCGGGAGCGGCGCGCGCGGCGACCTCGACAACGTGCTCAAGGGGATCCTCGACGCGCTCTTCGAGCAGGACCGCGACGTCGTCCACGTCGAGGCGACGGCGATGCGCGGGAGGAAGGGGCTGGTCGCCGGGCGGATTACAATAACCGAGGCAATGCAATGACCGACCTGACCTGGCGCACGGAGCGCCGCCGCATCTCCGACCTCGTGCCGCACCCGAACAACCCGCGCAAGATGAGCGAGGAGCAGGTCGAGCAGCTGCGCTCCTCCATCGAGCGGTTCAACCTTGTCGAGATCCCGGCCATCGACGCGGACAACACCATCCTTGCCGGGCACCAGCGGCTCAGGGTGATGCAGCTCATCGGCCGCGGGGAGGAGGAGGTCGAGGTGCGCGTGCCGAGCCGGCCGCTCACGCCGGAGGAGCGCGACGAGTACCTGATCCGCAGCAACAAGAACGTGGGCGAGTGGGACTTCGACCTACTCGCAAACTTCGATGAGCCGATGCTTCTCGCAACCGGCTTCTCAAAGGTGGAGCTCCACGAACGCTTCGGCCTGCAGGGTCCCGCGACCGAGGACGATTTTGATGAGGAATCCGAGCGCGATGCCGTCTCGGACGCCAAAAGCAAACTGGGCGAGGTCTACCAGCTCGGCCGGCATCGACTGCTGTGCGGCGATTCGACCGACCCGGCGCAGGTGGCGATCCTGATGGACGGAGCGAAAGCGGATATGGTCTTCACCGACCCGCCGTACAATGTCAACTATACCTACGCGAAGTACGAGTCGCTCAACAAACCGCGCCGAAAGAAATTCATGCATGGCGGAGCTATTTTCAACGACAACATGCCTCCGAAAGAGTTCGAGGCGTGGCTCGGCAAAGTCTTCAAAAATGCCTACGATTTCAGCACTGACGAATCACCGGCGTACGTCTGCCACTCAACCTCCACCCAGGAACAGTTCTTCCATGCTCTTGCGGATGAGGGCTACCACTACTCGCAGACGATACAGTGGATCAAAGAGCGATTCATCCTCGCGATGGGCCAGGACTTCCACCGGGTGTGCGAGCCGATGTGGTATGGGTGGAAAGAAGGCAAAACACGCTTCACGAACAAACTGATGACCCGGGCGATGAACGTGTGGCATCTCACCGAGATGCCGCTTGAGGAAGCTCGCGAGGTGATCCTGCGTGAACACGCGGACGACCTTCTTGAGGAAATCGATGCATGGCCTATCCCGCGCGATAAGAGCGCTGACTACCAGCACCCGACACAGAAACCGGTGCGCCTCCCCGCAATCGCTATCCGCAAGAGCTCGCCACCCGAAGGCCGCATACTCGATTTATTCGGCGGGGGGGTGCGACGCTGATCGCCGCGGAACAGCTCGGCCGCACTGCCTACCTCATGGAGCTTGACCCCGGCTACTGCGACGTGATCCGCAAGCGGTGGGCGCGGTACAACAATGAAAGCGAGGAACTGACCTAAATAGCTTGGTGCGTGCTATCCTAAACATGCCAACGCAGGCCGCTCGAATATGCCGACCATTGCAAAAGAGAACGAGATTTTTTACCTCGCGAACGTGCGGCAGCTCCTCGCTATAGACCCCGACATGCCTGTCCGCGAGATGCAGCGCCAGCTCGCAGAGAACGGCCTCGACCTTCACCGCGATTACCTCACCAAGCTCATCGCAAAGCACCGCCGCGCGCAGGTGCACCGGCTCGACCGGCGTACGCAGAAAATAGCTATCGCGCAGATACATGACGTTCTCACCGAGACGACGCGGCGCATGTGGCCTATCCTGCTCTCACAAAAAACAACTGCGAAGGAGCGCATCGCCGCAGCAAGCGAGATCCGCGAGGCGCACCACCTCGCGTACAGGCTCATGCAGGAGGCCGGGTACTTCGAGCCGCCGAAGCTCGGCACGGTCGAGGTGCATGTGCATGACGCGACGGTCGAGGGGCTTCTGTCCGACATACGCCGGCTGTGGGAGGCGCCGGTCGCGGGGTTGCCGGAGCAAGGCCATGGAGACGCTGGCGCAGGGGAAGCCGGGGCCTGACGTCGCGGCCGTGCGCGCCGCGCTCCGCCGCGACCTCGCGGGCTTCTACGGCGTCTACATGCGCAAGCCGTCGTTCGTGCCGCTCGCGCCGATGCACGCGCAGATGTGCGCGGTGCTCCAGGACGAGAAGCTGCCGCTCGTGGAGGTGCTCGGCTTCCGCGGCTCCGCGAAGTCGACCATCGGCTCGACCGCGTTCGCGCTGTGGGCCGCGCTCGAGCGTCCGGACCTCTACCCGTTCATCGTGCTCATCGCCGACACGGCGCGGCAGGCGGGCCTCAAGATAGACGCCATCAAGTCCGAGCTCGAGACGAACGCGCTCCTCATCGAGGACTACGGGTACCAGCCGCCGCCGGCGCACGAGGAGTTCAAGGACAACTGGCAGGCGAAGAACATCGTGCTCGCGAACGGCGTGCGCGTGATGGCGTTCTCCCGCGGCCAGAAGATACGCGGCATCCTCCACCGCGAGCACCGGCCGAAGCTCGTGATCGTGGACGACCCGGAGGACCTCGAGTGGATCCGCACGGACGAGAACCGCGACAAGACCGAGCGCTGGTTCACCGGCGAGGTCATCCCGGCGATGGACGCGAAGGCCAGCAAGCTCGTCTTGCTCGGCAACTTCCTGCACAACGACGCGCTCATCGCCCGGGTGCAGCGCAACCCGCTCTTCCGCTCGTTCGCGTTCCCCGCGGCCGACGACGCCGGAAACCCGCTCTGGCCGTCCGTGTACCCCGACAAGGCGGCGCTCGACCGCCAGCGGCAGAAGGTAGGCGAGGTGGCGTGGCAGCGCGAGTACATGCTCCGCGTGGTCTCGGAGGAGGGGCAGGACGTCCGCGAGTCCGACATCCACTTCTACGACGAGCTCCCGTTCAACGACGGCAACAGCCTCGCGCACGGCGTCGACCTCGCCATAAGCACGAAGGAGAGCGCCGACTGCACCGCTGTCGTCTCCGGCGAGCTCGCGTGGCCGGCGGGCAAGCTCGAGATTTACATATACCCGCACCCGGTCAACCGGCGCATGAGCTTTCACGACACCATCGACGCGCTCGACAACCTGCGGCACTCGAGCAGGATGGCGAGCGAGTTCTTCGTCGAGGCCGTGCAGTACCAGAAGGCGGCCATCGAGGAGATGGAGCGCCGGGCGTTCGGCGTCACCGCCATGGTTCCGATCAAGGACAAGCGCGCCCGGCTTCGCGTCGCGGCGCGCTACATCAAGAACGGGACCGTCAAGTTCCCGCGGACGGGGTGCGAGGACCTCGTCATGCAGCTGCTCGGCTTCGGCATCGAGAAGCACGACGACCTCGTGGACGCGCTCGTGTACCTCATCCTCGGCGCGGCGGGCGACGCCATCGAGGCGCCCGTTGTCCACTACGTCGAGCGGAACTGACCCTTGACGGGTGCTACACTCGGGGCATCTATGCCCGACTGGATTTCTCGAGCGTTCGGGGGCGCGTCGGTGAAGGAAACGCCTCGCCGCGTCGAGGGGATAACCGCCGCCGGCGCGGTCGTCGTGCGCGACGAGCGCGGCAGGGCGAAGGCGGAGATCCCGGGCGCGTCCACGAAGGCCGAGACGCTCTCGAGCGACCCGCTCGCCATATACAAGCCGGACGGCGCGAAGCACGTCTCGGCCGCGAAGGCGCTCGGCAACTTCTCCGGCTGGAGCTACCCGGCGGTCAACGCGATCGCGCGCGAGATAGGCCATATCCAGTGGCGCCTCTACCAGATCAAGGGGAAGGACCACGTCGAGCTCGACGACCACGAGCTCCTCGACCTCCTCGACGGCGTGAACGAGTTCCAGACCGGCATCGAGCTCCGGTACGTCACCGCCGCGCACCTCGAGCTCACCGGCAACGCGTACTGGCTCCTGCTCGGCAAGGATGGCGGGCCGGTGAAGAGCGAGGACGAGAAGCCGCAGAGCATCCACGTGCTCTCGCCGGGGCGCATCCGGGTGAAGGTGAACAAGCAGTCGTTCCCGTACAAGCTCGAGGCGTACGAGTACACCCAGGACGGCGTCATCTACCGCTTCCAGACGTTCCAGGTGCTCCAGCTGCGCTACCCCGACCCGCTCGACCCGTTCGTCGGCATCGGCGTGCCGCAGGCAATCCCCGTGTGGATCGACAGCGACAACTACCTGATGGAGTATAACCGCAAGTTCTTCCTGAACGGCGCGGCGCTCGGGCTCTTCATCGCGACGCAGACGAACGTCGAGGGGACGCTTGAGCGCATAAAGGCGGGGATGAAGAACGAGTACGCCGGCGTCGAGAACTCGCACAAGATCCCGGTCATGCCGAAGGGCGTCGAGATCAAGAGCGTGGGGGCGACGAACAAGGACATGGACTTCGCGAACCTCGCCGACGTCACCCGCGACCGCATCCTCGCCGCGTATGGAGTCAGCAAGACCATCCTCGGGACGGCCGAGAGCGACACGAACCGGTCGACCGCGGAGACGGCCGACTACGTGTTCAGCAAGCGCACCATCCGGCCGAAGCTGCTCATGATCCTGTCGTTCCTGAACGAGCGCCTCGTGCCGCTCTACGGCGACGACCTCTACCTCACCTTCATCGACCCGGTGCCGGAGGACAAGGCCGCGCGCACGACCGAGATGCAGGCTGCGGTGGCGAACGCGCCGGTCATGAGCGTGAACGAGGCGCGCAAGAACTTCATGGGGCTCGGGCCGGTCGAGGGCGGCGACAAGGTGATGGTCCCCGCCGCGCTCACCGAGCTCGGCTCGACCGAGACGCCCGACGGCGAGAGCGCGGCGCCCCAGCTCGTCCGCACCGTCGACGGCCGGTTCGCGAAGGGCATGCGCGTGAGGAAGGGCGGCAAGACGGTGTTCAGCGCGAGCAGGAGCCTGCGCGCCGAGCTCACCGACGCGTTCGCGAGGAAACTCGAGGGGAGCGAGGAGCTGTTCTCGACGAAGAGCGTCAGGGACCTGACGAAGGCGGAGTACATGGAGCACTACAAGCGCTTCGAGGCGCGCACGAACGTCGCGCGCACCGAGCTCGCGCAGGCCTTCCGGGACGTGAACCGCCGGCAGCGCGCGGAGGTCGAGGAGCGGCTCCCGGACGCGGCCGGGGTGTCGAAGGCCCTCGGCGACCTCTTCGACCTTACGAAGTGGATCGGCATCACGGTCGACCTCGCGACGCCCGTCCTCGAGGCGCTCACGAAGGACGAGGCTGCGGCGGCGTTCAGCATGATCGGCGTGAACGCTTCCGACATCCTCGCGAAGCCGGACGCGGCGAAGACGCTCTCCGACGGCATAGAGAAGATGGCGCGGAGCTACAACGAGACGACGCTCGCGAAGCTCAAGGACACGCTCTCCGACAAGCTCTCGCAGCCGCAGGGCACGAGCCTGCAGGAGCTCACCGACGCGGTCTCCGACGTGTACGACTTCGCCGACGAGCGCCGCGCCGGCCTCATCGCCAAGACCGAGGCGTTCCGCGCCGCGAACTGGGCGAACAAGGAGGCGTGGCAGCAGAGCGGCGTCGTGAAGACGCTCGTGTGGTACACGGCCGAGGACGCGACGGTGTGCGAGTTCTGCGCCGGCATGGACGGGACTGAGATCGACGTGACCGACAACTTCTTCGACGAGGGCGACACGGTGCTCGGCGTCGACGGCGGCTCGATGGACGCGGACTACGGGGACATCGGCGGGCCCCCGCTCCACCCCGACTGCCGGTGCTACATGCGCCCGGGCGAGATAAGCGTCGACGAGTAGCCATGGCGACGAAGAACCAGCTGCCGAGCACGGGCGTCCTCCTGGTGGCGGGGGCGCTCGCGTTCGCGTGCGCGCTCCTCCTCCTGTGGGCGCCGGCGCGCGCCTCGGCGAGCGTCTGCTTCATACCGAACGGGTGCACCGGCACGTCGACCGCGCCCGCGTACGGCCAGATACTCATCGGGGGCAAGAGCGGCGAGTACGAGCTCGTCGCGAGCTCCACGCTCGGGTCCGCGGGGGGCGTGACGAGCGTGTTCGGCCGCACGGGCGTCGTCACGGCGCAGAGCGGCGACTACAGCACCTCGCTCGTGCCCGAGGGGTCGAACCTCTACTGGACCGACGCGCGCTTCGACGCAAGGCTCGCGGCCACCACGAGCCTGCCGAACATCGCGACGCTCGCCGGGCTCTCGCTCCCGTGGGCGCAGCTCATCGGCGTGCCGGCGCTCTTCTCGACGACGTCCGCCGACTACTGGAAGAGCGTCAACAACTTCTTCTCGACCACGAGCGCGAACTACTGGCTCACGACCAAGTCGACCTCCGACCTTGCGGAGGGCTCGAACCTCTACTACACGAGCGCGCGATCGCTTGCGGACTTCATCACGAACCTCGCGGCGACGACGAGCGTCAAGAGCATCACCACACTGCCGTCGCTCTCGCTGCCGTACAGCCAGCTCACGGGCGCGCCGGCGACCTTCGCGTATCCATTCCCCTCGAACGCAACCTCCACCGAGCTCACGTTCAGCTCTGGCGTATCCTCCGCCGGCCTTTTCTTCAACGGCATTTCGAGCAACTCCATCGACCACGGAGCGGCGTGGGACTACACCGACCCGGGCGTGCGCCTTCGCATGCCGAGCACCGAGCCGTTCACAATTGACAATCAAGGAAGCTCTGCTCTGCTGTTTTACATCGCGGGAGACACGGGGAAGGTTCGCCTCGGGCAATACGGCGGCGGCTCCATCACGGGAACTCCTGCCTATAATCTCGTGGAGGATTCCTCGGGGAACGTCATCGAGACGGCATTGCCTTCTGCCGGCGCTCCTTATCCATTTCAACTCTCCGGCAACGCAACCTCCACCAAGACGCAGTTCAACGGGGGACTGACCGCCTACGCCACATCGACCATCGGAGCGGGCGCGCAGGCGACCGGACTAACTATCAACGGCGGCGCAACCACCACACTCCTCTCGATACTCAGTGGAGGCTTCGTCTCGCTCGCCTCATCGACCCTGCAAAACTTCACGGGAATAAACGCCACAACGACGAACGCGACCACCACCTCGCTCTTCGCGACGACAGCCTCGACCACAAGCCTCTACCTCGCCACCGGAGCCGGGATCCTGAAGGCGGCCGCGTCCGGCCTCGTGGGGGTCGCCGCGGCGGGCACCGATTACGTGACCGGCTCGGGCACGTCCGGCCACTGCGTCCAGTGGGGCGCGTCGAACTCGCTCGCGGACGCCGGGAGCGCGTGCGGAAGCGGAGGAAGCGGCGCGCCGTACCCGTTCCAGCTCGCGGGGAACGCCACCTCGACCCTGACCCAGTTCAACGGCGGGCTCACCTCGTACGCCACGACGACGATCGGCGCCGGCGGCCAGACCACCGGGCTCACGGTTGACGGCGGCGCCACGACGACCGGGAGCGCGCTCTTCTCAAGCTCCACCGGCACCACGACCATCACGAACGCGCTCCAGCTCGGCTCGACCGCCGCGAACCACCAGCTCACCGCGGTCGCCGGCCAGACCTACTCGAACTCGGTGTCCGTGGGAGGCGCGTGGAATCTCACCAACACGAGCAACGACGGCGCCGGCCTCGTCGTGTACACGAACCACGCATCCGGCGCGACTGGACGCCTCCTTTCTGTCGACTGCAACAGCTCCACCTTCGACCAGAACTGCTTCAACCTCCAGAGCAGCGGAACGGCGTCCGCCTTCAATCTTTCCGCCGCCCCCGCCGGGCTCGGCGCGTTCAAGTGGGCGGCGTCCGGCGCGGGCGACGCGAACTCCTCCGGCGTGTCGCTCGACGCGTCTACGAACAGCTTCCTCGGCGCGGCGATGTTCGTGAAATGCGGCGCGGGAACCAACTGCTACACCATCACCGACTCGGCATCGAACTCGATACTGCGCTTCCTCGGTAACGGGAACTTCGGCATCGCGCAGGGAAGCCCGATCGCGACGTTCCAGGTCGGCAACGTATTCATGCTCTCGACGACGACCGCCTCCTCGACCCTGCTCGGGAACATCAACATCGTCGGGAACTCTACGACGACGAACGCGACCACCACATCATTCGCGATCTCGGGCATCGCCTCGAGCCTCCTCAAGACGAACGCGAACGGGTCAGTCGTGCCGGCGGCGGCAGGCACCGACTACGACACCTTCGCCTGGCCGTTCACGGTCAACACCGGCTACGTCTCCACCACGACCGCGCTCGGCCTCTTCGCCTCGACCACGATCGGGAACGGCGCCGCGGCCGGAGGCCTGACCGTGAGCGGCGGCGCGACGACGACCGGGCTTTCGATACTCACCGGCGGGTTCCTCGCCTCGGCGTCCTCGACGCTTCAGAACTTCACCGGGCTCAACTCGACGACCACGAATGCAACCTCGACGACCCTCTTCGCCACTACCGCCTCCACGACCAATCTCTACCTCGCCACCGGCAACGCCATGCTCAAGGTGTCGTCTGGAAAGGTGTCCGCCGCGGCAAACGGGACTGACTACACCCTCATGTCGGCGAACACCTGCACCAACCAAGTGTTCACCGCGGTCACGGCGTCGGGCGGTACGACCTGCTCGACCGTGAGCAACGCTATGCTCGCGAACTCGACCATAGGCGCGACCAGCCCGAACTCGACGCTCACGGTGGGGTCCGCGGCGTCGCTCGGCTCGACGTTCACGCTCGACCTCAACCTCGCGAACGCGAACCACTGGACCGCGAAGCAGACGCTCGACGCGGCGTCCACGACCGCGATCACCGCGTCGGGCGAGCTGGTCGTCCCGAACGGCACGAACCCGACGATCGCGAACGCCGGAGAGATCGGGGTGAACACGACCCAGGCGTCGTCCTCCCTGCGCTTCTACGACGGGACCGCCGAGCGCGTCCTGAACACGATAGTCTCGAAGCCGCTCACGTACGCGTCGTCGACGCTCTCCGGCCTCGGCGGGTACGGCGCGAGCGGGACGACGACGGTCCCGGTGATGAACAACCTGCGCCCGATGCGCGTCTACAGCTTCTTCTGCCGCACCGACGTCGGGACGGCGTGGGTGGGCTTCGGCTCCGGCACCGCGACGACCACCGAGATCCAGTGCACGACCGGCGGCACCGAGTCCGGCGTCCTCTCGACCAACAACACGTTCACCATCCGCCAGAACTTCATGGTCGACGTCGGCCGCGAGGGGTCGAACCCGAACCTCATCACCATCACGGCGGACATGCAGGACACCGCCGACTAGCCATGAGACGGTACGCGGCCATCGCGCTCGTCATCCTCCTCTCGACCGGCGTCGTGTTCTACGAGGCCGGGCTCAACCGCGCGTTCGCGACGACGTGCGTCTCCGGCACGCCGGTCGGCGGCAACTGCCAGGTCGTCCTCGACAGCGGGTCCGGGACAGGCAACCAGACGTGGACCGTGCCGAGCGACTACTCGGCGCTCGTGAAGATCGAGTGCGTGGGCGCCGGCGGCGACGGGGTGAAGAGCGGCACGGCGCAGCGCCCGGGGCCCGGCGGCGGCGGCGGCGCGTACGCCTCGACGACCGTCCTCAAGATAACCGAGACGGAGACCACCTCGACGACGTGGACCGCGCCGAGCGGCGTGACGGCCGTCACGATAAAGGCCTGGGGCGGCGGCGGCGGTGGTGGTGGCGCAGCGAACTCGGCGATTTTGGGAGGCGCCGGCGGTGGCGGAGGCGCGTACAGCGAGAGCGACAACGTTTCGGTCACTCCAGGGAACTCATACACGATCACGGTCGGCAAAGCTGGAACGGCTGGCGCGCAGTCATCCTCCGGGAATGCCGGGGATGGTGGAGACTCGATGGCAATCTCAAGCTCGACCGTGCTCGCCAAGGGCGGCGGCGGCGGCGCGAACCAGTCCTCGGCCGTCGCCAGCGGCGGCGCGGCCGCTTCCGGCGCGGGAAACACCAAGACGAGCGGCGGCAATGGCGCGGGCGGTGCTTTCGCGGCCGGCGGCGGCGGGGGCGGATCGGGCGGGGACACTACTGGCGGCGGGAACGCGTCCGGGACCACGGGCGGGTCGGCGGGGACGACGAACGGCGTGGCAGGCGCGAACGCGGACGCCGCGGGCTCCGCGTTCGGCGGAGGCGGCGGCGGAATCAGTGCTTCAAATACGGGCGACGCCGGCGGCGCGGGGCGCGTCACTCTGACGTACCAGAAGACGCTCTCACCCGGCGACTCGGTCTCGTATTCGATCGGCGCGAACGCGACGACCACCGCCGGGACCGCGGCGAATCAGACCTATCTGGGGAACACCACGGCCGCAAGCTCCGCGATCGCGTGCGACTACGGCCGGAAGTCGTCGAGCGCGACGGCCGGCGGGGCCGGGGGCTCGATCGCGAACTCCATCCCGTCCTCCGACACTTCGACCGGAGGCTCGTACGCGGGCGGAAACGGGGGCTCGGTCACCAACAGCAACGGGCGCGCTGGCTCAGGCGGCGGCGGCTCCGGCGGGCCAACGGGACCCGGCAAGAACGGCGGCAACGGCGCGAGCAACACGAACATAAACAACGGCGGCGGCGGCGGCGGCTCGAACGGCGGATCCTCGACCGCAGGCACGAACGGACCGACGAGCGGAACCACGGGCGGCAACGGAGGCCAGGGAACGAGCGGAAGCGGCCAGGGAACCGGCGTGGCGGGGTCGGACGGCAACAACGCGACTATCGGCGGCGGCGGCGGCGGCGGCGGAGTCAACCCGACGTCCGGCGGCGCGGCGCACAACGGCGGCAACGGCGGCATGGACACCGCGTTCGACGCGAGCCACGGCGCGAGCGGCGCCGGCGCGGGCGGCGCGGGTGCGACGACCACGAACGCGCTCGGCGGGAACGGCGGGAACGGGGGCACCTACGGCGGCGGCGGCGGAGGAGGCGGAGGATCCGGCTCGGGCGGCACGAACGGGTCGCTCGGCGCGGGCGGCGACGGGGTGATCGTGATCCTGTATACGCCGGCCGCGTCCCCCCCCGCGTCCTCCGGCGGCCTCCAACAGGTGAACCTCTCTTTTCCGTTCTCGCTCGCCTTCCCGCCGGTCCGCGCGCGGTTGTCCACACGCGCGACAGCGCGGCGGCGCTTGACAGGTGCTAGGATGGGCGCATCGGGAGCTCGCGCCGGTGGAACCTAAAAACGATTTCACCATGAACCAACTGGTAAACGGAAACCTGGCGCTCACCTCCACCTCGCACGAGTACTCCATCACCGTCCCGGCGGGAGCGCGCGGCCTGCGCTTCAACGTCCGGCCGAACGCCGACAGCGCGAAGGTCTACTGGTACCTCGCATCCGTGGGCGACACGGATGTCACCGGCCAGAGCACCGTTCCGTGGAACACCATCGGCACTGGCGGCCCCACCGAGGAGCAGTTCCAGGGCGCGCTCCACGGCGGCCAGAAGGTATATTTCCAGACGTCGCACTCGAGCGAGGTGCTCGAGTACTCCTACATAATCTAAAAAATCCATGCCACTCTACACGAAGATCGTCGGGCTGGTCGCGGGCGGGGTCGCGGTCGCCGTCTTCGGCAGCACCATCATCGGCGCGAACTACTCGGGCGCCGTCCTCCACCACCTCGTCGACACGACGAACGGCACGACCACGGCGACGGCCGTCGTCCCGAACGCGCCGAACTGGGCGTACGGGCAGCCGCTCCCCACGCCGTACATATCGAGCACCGCGACGTCCTCGCACGCGAACGCGGCGTCCGGCCTCGCCTCCTCGACCTCCTACACGTTCCAGGTCGCCGCCATCGGCCTGAACGGCGGCACGACGACGCTCTCGAGCCCGGCAACCGTCACGACCGACGCGTCGACCACCCAGCCGCGGCCGGAGGACATCATAATCAAGTGGGCGGCGGTCCCCGGCACGGCGGGCTACGCGGTGTACTTCGCGACGAGCTCCGCAATCACCGCCGCGAACTCGCAATACTTCTACTCGACCACCACGGGGCAGTACGACTTCTCGACCTCCACCGGAAGCCTCGCAGGGTACTACGCCGGGACGGACTCGACGGCGTTCCGCACGCTCCTGAGCCCGACCGGGACGAGCTACATCGCCGGCGGCTCGGACACCTCGACCTCCACGGCGCTCGCGAGCTCCTCCGCGCTCGAGGTCACGGGCTCCATCCGCGTGCAGCAGAAGGCCACGACGACGAACGAGGTCAACTGCTACGCCGCGATCAACGGGCAGATGTTCTTCAACGCCGCGAACGGGCACCTTTGGATATGCGAGGGCGCGGGCCCGACGTGGACGCTCGTTAAATAAAACCGCCATGAAAACCACCATGCTGAGGCTGACCGAGGAAGTTGCCGCGAAGATCGCGGAGCGCGTGAGGGCGTGGGAGCCCGAGAGGGAGCTCGAGGGGCTCTCGTACGCCGACGTCAAGGACGGGACGAGTGAGAAGGCGAAGAAGCTGCAGGAGAAGAACGGCACCTTCGACGTCATCATCTCGACCGAGTCCGTGGACCGCGCGGGCGAGATCGTGCGCCAGGACGGATGGGACCTCAAGAACTACAAGAACAACCCGGTCGTGCTATGGGGCCACGACTACTACTCGCTCGGCGTCGGCGTGTGCCTCGACCTCTACAACACGACGTACCGCGGCGTGCCGGCGCTCGGCGCGCGCGGCGTGTTCTACTCCGCCGACATCAACCCGCTCGCGCAGCAGGTCCGCGCGATGTACGACTTCGGCATCAAGATGGGCGTCGGCGCTGGCTGCACGACCTCCGTCGGGTTCATCCCGAAGGAGTTCGACCCGAAGGACCAGAACGTCATCACCCGCGCCGAGCTCCTCGAGTTCAGCTTCGTGCCGGTCCCCGCGCAGCAGGACGTCGGGCCGGCCGCCGGCCGCGCGATCACCGTGGCCGAGGCGAACGAGCTCGGGCTCGACGTGTTCGCGCTCCGGGCGAAGGGCATGGAGTTCGCCGAGAAGGCGCCGGAGGTCTCCGAGAAGGGCGGCGAGGTGGGCGACGCGTGCGAGATGGACGACGGCACGCCGGGCGAGCTCATGACCGACCCGAACGACCCCGACGGGGCGCTGGTGTGCCTCCCCACCGGCAAGGCCGTCACGGACGCGGGCGACGAGCCGAACGACAACCCGGCCGCCAAGAAGCTCACCAAGGCGGTCATGGGCGAGCAGTCCCGCCACGCGAAGGCGATCGCCAAGTGCTTCAAGGCCTTCGGGGAGAAGATGGACGCAATGCCGAAGCCCGAGGACGGCGACACGGAGGAGCAGAAGTCGCGGAAGGCGGACGGCGCGGGCAGGCTCGTGAAGGAGCTCAAGGGCGCCATCGCCGACGAGCACGACTTGCACCGGGCGAAGAACGTCGCCGCGTTCCGCGCGTACGAGCCGGACGAGACCGAGCAGAAGGATTTCGATAACGAGGCGCACCTCAAGGCGCTCAAGGCGGAGCACGACGACTACGAGGCGAAGTGCGGCGCGTCGTTCAAGGAGTTCGCCGAGAAGATGAAGGGCGAGGAGGACGGCGAGGCGACCGACCACGCGGACTGGATCACGAAGGAGTTCCAGCACCACGGCGACAACCATACGCTCGGCGTCGTGAAGTGCGCGAAGGCGATGTGCGAGGCCTTCGGCGAGGGCGAGGAGGCGGAGGAGAAGACCCTCAAGGGCATGATCGAGGACGCGGTGTCCGAGCAGCTCGCCGAGCAGCAGGAGTGGAACGCCAAGTGGCAGAAGCTCAACCCGATACTCGACATCTTCGACGCCTTCATCAGCGCGTACTTCTCGGACGGGGTGAAGGCCGCCGACCTCGACGCGCTCGTGAAGGAGCTCGTGGACATGCTCCAGGGCCACACGAAGGGCGCGCTCGCCGACCGTGTGAAGGCTGGGCCGCACCTCGTATTCCGGTCGTCCGTGCGGATAGTGCTTATAGAAGAGAAGGGCGGGCAACGCGCCTCTGGGGGCGACGACTTCACGAAGTTCGTCGACGCACGCGACCTTGCACGCTCCCTCACTGGGCATCTTCACAAGTTCCTCGCAGAGTCGAATGAGGGCCTGAAGAATTATCACCACAGGGAGAAATAACAGACCTTTCCAGTTATGGAAAAAGCAGCACTCAAGGAGCTGATGGTCTCGGTTTTCGACGAGACCCTCAAGGAGAAGCTCGCCCCGGCGGTCGGGCAGATCGCGGCGCAGACCGCGAAGGAGACCGTCGAGAAAATGCGCCTCGAGCGCATCAAGTTCGGCAAGGACCGCACCGGCCTCACCGACAAGCAGAAGAAGGACTTCGTCCTCGTCGCGCAGAAGGCGATGCTCGGCCAGCTCGGCGCCATCGACACGAAGGCGAACGAGGCGCTCATCGAGGAGCAGGACAACCGCGGCGGATACCTCGTGTCCCGCGAGATCGCGGACGCGATCATGCGCATCGCGGCGTCCGTCGGCACCATCATGAGCCAGGCGGCGAAGTGGGAGATGACGAGCGATGAGCTCTCCGTCCCGAACTACACCGGCTCGTTCCTCAAGGGCGCCTACCTTGGCGTGGACGCCCCGGGAACGGTCACCGGCCTCACGTTCGGCCAGGCGCAGCTCATCGTGAAGAAGTGGCAGCTCGCGTTCGTGGTCGGCAACGACCTCCTCGCGGACGCCTCGGTGAACGTCGCGGACTGGCTCCTCTCCCTCGCGGGCGAGGCGATGGCGAACATGATCGACTACCAGGGCTTCGTGGGCGGAGCCGCGACCGGCGACCCGTTCCTCGGCATCCTGAACTACCCCTCGACGACGACCATCGACGAGACGGGAAGCAAGGTCTCGAGCTACGTGCTCCCGACCGGGTCGACCACGTTCGCGAAGTTCGCGGTCATGGACGACGCGGCGGCGATGATCGCCGACCTCGAGGAGAGCGTCGCCGACGGCGCGGACTTCTACATGCACCGTACGGTGTGGGCGAAGCTCCGCACGCAGAAGGACGGCAACGGCAACTACATCCTCCCGTTCGCGGGGTGGGCGCGCCCGGAGCCGGCGATCGAGGACTTCCATGGCGGCGGACCCATCCAGCCGGCCGGCGAGATCCTCGGCAAGAAGGTCTACACGAACCGCCACCTCCCGGCAGTCGGGGACGCGGGCACCATCGCGGACCGCGGCAGCTTCACGGACGGCGCGAGCAACCCGTTCATCATCCTCGGCAACCTCAAGGCGTTCGCCTTCGGGGACAAGGGCGAGATGCGCGTCAACCAGTTCGAGTCGGGCTCGTTCGGCGGCAAGGAGATCGCGCTCGCAGACCAGCGCGGGCTGACCTACAAGCACCGCCACGCGCTCAGCCTCGTGCTTCCGCGCGCGATCGTCGTCGGCAAGACGGCGGCGTCCTAGCTCAGCGATCCCGCGCGCGCCGGGCGCCGGGTAAACGGCGCACGGCGTTCGGGGGAAAAGTGAGCTAGACTATCAGGGTTCCTAGCACCAAATCCGCCATGGACAACGACGAGAACAAGGCACCGGAGGACCAGGCAGCGCCGGAAGCGGCGCCGCAGGACGCCCCCGAGGCTGAAACACCGGCCCCCGAGGCGCAGGACGCCCCGGAAGGCCAGCAGGACGCCCCGGAGCAGCCGGAGAGCCGCCAGGAGGCCCAGGACGCCCCCACGACGAGCGCGGACGCCCCAGGGCCGCGCGAAGGGGACGCCTGCACCACGACCGACGGCCGCCCCGGCAAGCTCGAGCCGCTCAGCGGCGGAGGCTTCACCTGCACCGCGGTTCCCCAGCCCGGCGACGCGTGCGTCACCGCGGGCGGCGCCCCGGGAACGGTGGACATGGACGGCGCCTGCCTGGTGAACGAATAGGGGTATCAGCGCCGCGGAGCCACCCCGCTCCAGCCGCCGGATCGACCGCGGCCAGGCCAAAACGAATCGAACCATGCGAAACAACCCATACGACGACACGATGCAGATCAACAGCTTGAGCTCAAGCGTCGCGCTCGTCTCGTACACGGGAAGCTCCGCCGTGAAGCACTCGGGAATCGACACGCAGGTGGCGAACCCGATCGAGTCGCTCATGATCCACGTCCGCGCCGAGATCGCGTCCGGCACGCCGGACGCCGCGACCCTCGCCTGGAAGCTCCAGGAGTCGGTCGACGACGTCGACGGCGACTACGCCGATGCGACCGACAACACGGGCACGGTCATCGGCGCGACGCTCGACGTGCACACGGCCGCGAAGGACAGCTACGCGCGCGTGGAGGGCATCGGGTTGAAGAACACGAACCTCTCCGCGGCGCCGTACGGCGGCCGCAAGCGCTGGCTCCGCGTCGTCTGCACCCCGGCCTTCACGAACGGGACGTCGCCTGCAATCCTGGCGCACGTGCAGCTGATCGCGGCTCCGGCCTCCGGCCAGCAGCTCCCGGTCCGCACGACCACCAGCAACACGTAGTTGCTTCCTCGCCTCGCTCGCGTCTTCCTTCTGAGGACACGAGCGGCGACGAGGGCACAACCTCGGAACCCTACCCATGCTCATCATCGGCGAAATCGTCGCAGGATCCGGCACGACGTTCACCCTGGCGCACACGCCGGTGGCGAACTCGCAGGCGATATACGCCGGCACCCGCCTCATCGAGGGGTCCGACCAGGACTACACCATAAGCGGCGCGGTCATCACGATCGTGAACGGCGGGAGCTACCCGGCCGGCTCCATCGTCGCCGACTACGCGACCTCCTCGAGCAACCTCGTCCAGAGCGGCAACGACATCCTCTCGCCGCTCGCGCTCACCACGCTGCAGCGCGTCAAGGACATCCTCTTCGACCCGGGGAAGACGGTGGACCTGACGGGGTGCTCGCTCACCTCCTCGAGCGTCGACGTGACCGGCGTGACGGTGCCGAACGGCAAGGCGATACAGGTCGGCCAGACCGTCTCGGGCACGGGCGTCCCGGCCGGGACGACCATCGCGGCCATCATCAGCGCGACCGAGATCCACCTCTCGCAGGCGGCGACCGCCACCAACACCGGGCAGACGCTCACCGTACTCGACCAGCCGGTCAACTACGACGGCCTCCTCATCCGCTATATAAATTGGGCGACGCACTGGATCAACAACGAGTGCAACCGCGTCTTCGTCCAGCAGACCTACGTCGACGACACGTACTCCATCACGAAGCCGTCGCAGAGCGTCCTGAAGCTCCGCCAGTGGCCGGTGTTCATCCTCTCGCGCCTGCAGTGGCGCGCCGGAACGCCGACGAACCCGAACTGGACGGACTTCATCGCCGACCAGTACGAGCTCATCGACCCGACCACCGACCCCATCACGGGCGACGTCTACTACCCGAAGGGGCTCGTCCGGGTGTACGGCGTCCTGCCGCGCATCTACAACAACATGGTCCGCGCGACCTACACCGCGGGCTATCCGGTGAACTGGAGCGACGCCGAGGACGGGGACAACCACATGCTCCCCGGCGACATCACGAACGTCTGCGAGAACATGGTCGTGCGCCGCTTCAAGCGCCGCCTCTTCGCCGGCAAGACGAGCGAGTCCATCGAGGGCGCGACGACCACGTGGAGCCGCGACCTCGACACCGAGGACCGCGAGGTGCTCGCGCAGTACAAGGACCTCTACTTCTGAACATGGAGTACCGCGTAAAAGTCAAGGGGCAGGACGAGCTTCTCGCGAAGCTCCGGGAGGCGCCGGCCGCCATCGGCCCCATCCTGCAGCGCGCCCTCCTGGCCGGCCAGGCGGTCCTGGCGAAGCACACGACGCGCGACACGGTGCCGTGGCGCACCGGGTTCCTCACGCAGAGCTTCCGTGCGCGCATGGAGGCGCTCAGGCTCACCTGGTACCCCACGGCGAGCTACGCGCCGTACGTCGAGCTCGGGCACAGCCAGCAGGTCGGCCGGTACGTGCCCGCCATAGGCGCGCGGCTCGTCCAGCCGTTCGTGAAGGGCAACAGGTTCATGGAGCGCATCGTGCGGAGCGCGCAGGGCGAGATCGACGACACGTTCGAGAGGGCCGGGCAGCTCATCGCCGAGGCGCTCTCGACCGGAACCTGATTTATGGCGAACGCCAACCTCGCTCAGACCATCAAGCAGCAGATCCTCGTCCGCCTCCAGGCGCTCAAGGCGGCCGGCGCCATCAGCTCCATAGCCGAGCTCGAGGAGCAGGCGAACCCGCTCAAGATCGAGCCCGACAACGGCTACCCGCTCGCGGTGTGCGCGATGCCGGAGGTGACGAGCGACTACGCCGACCAGGCGAACAACCTGCGCGTCTACGTCTTCAACATCCTCGTCGTGATGAACCCGCAAACGATGACCGCGAACGCCGGGGAGGCGGTCGAGGTGCTGATGGACAAGGTCCTCGGCCAGTTCGACGACCTGACGAACATCACGCTCGCCGGCGCCGCCCAGGCGGCCGTCCTCCCCGTGGAGATCCAGGGCTTCCCGGTGTCCACAGCGGACAAAACGTGGCTCTGTTTTGTTGCTACTATACGGG